CTTATTATCAGCATGCCACCACAACCTTCCCACTGGGACATTAAGTGTATCCCACAAGATTGTAGAGGGGGGTAGGGCTAGCTAGCTTAATGCTATTGCTAGGTCTATCGCCTCTGTGTATTCCGCAACCCGTGCTTCCCGTTCCTCATGAGATTGTCTGAGGGCGTAGAGTGTGATTTAGACGTCACGGGTATTTAGGAAGGCCATGGTAGCCACGTCGCCCCAGATTTATGGGACGACTCTTAAGGTATGTACGAGGACCCAAGTGTTAAGACACGGATACATCTCCTGTGTGAACATTTGGGTGCCTTCGAATTCGCTGATGAAGTGCCATAGGTGTGTTCTTACTGCTGCGTTCACAAGGTTGACGTGAATTTAATTCGCGTTGCCTGGTGGAACGGCAGAGTAGGTTTCATATCTTTGTGCGCGTTGTTCCGCCTTCGCGGCTAGACTTTGCAGGACGTTGTCAATTTTATAACTCCAGATCTCACCACTGTCGGTGAGGACTATGACGACATCTAGTTTTGTTTTGATTTGGAACAAAGTGGACTCTTGGCAAATTGGGAAATGGGGAGAATTTTAGCTGAGCATCTGATTGGTATTGAAGTGATTGTCACTTACAATGGGCCATGGGAGGATCTCATCGACTAGGGTTTTCTCTAGTATTATCTTGAACAGCTCCGCATATTTGACACCGTAAGTAGCACGACCGAGGGTTACGAGCATTGGTAAAGCATCAAAGCTTCCGACCCCCGTATTGCTTCAGAGCTGGATCAATTTTACGCCAAGAATGGCATTGGATGGTAAACCAATGCCCCGACGCCTTAGGACACAGGAGTCGAATATTCAGTCGAATTCCCCAGGGACGAAACTGCACTTCGCCATTTCAAAACATTTGACGAGGTGTATGCCACACGCTTCATGAAGATTATTATGGGTGGCTTCGTCCCTGAAGACGATGCTAAACTTCCTTATATCGTGAGGAATACATCGTATCAGTCGGTAGCTTGCCAAACCGACTAACAGGCTCAAGAAACAGCTTAGAGCCCTTCTTCCCCTATTTTCTCCGACGATCATGCATTCGGTGTGAAGAAGAATAACAAGATTAAGCAGTTTAACACTTGTCTTTTGAGTCCTCAGGATCTCACTGACGCAGTCCAAAAACACCTGGCGTATGAGTACACGCATTTCGAGTATCGTAATGGTTTCAAATTCAAGTTTTCATTCCTTACTTCCATGCTCCAGAAAAACGGTGACTTGCTCACTTGTGACAGTTACTCCGTCCATGCGTTTTCACCTCCCGATGGAATGTGTTTTTGGCAGTGTGTTTCCGCGGTTTGCTACCCTGAAAATCATAGGCCTGAAGCCTGTGAAGAATCATACGTTTAAGCTCTAGTTTTGAGCAAGGACGATAATGGCGTTACCAGTCACACCTATCAGGTAATCAGAATTGTCTGTCAACAGCTTGGCATCAATTTTGGCGAAATGTCGGGCGTTCTTGATGTTTTGTACAAGACCGAGGGTGACGATTTCAGGCGTATCAAGACAGACGATGGCGTCCCCTTCCTCCCTTGTATTGCCCTTTCTGGCAATCATTGCGTTCTTTTGAATTGGACTAAGGGTTAGCGCAAGTTTTCATACCATTCATTCAAAATCGCGCTAGCCGAAACCGCCAGACTACTCGGTCAGACTCCAGAGCAACGTGCGGTTGCCCCAAAGCGTTCAAGGAAGATGAAGAAGGCCTTGTCATTTGACAAGTCCAGGACCCTGTTTGAGCAGTAGAAAAAGAAACGGACTAGGAATTACACCATCGACCCCGAGATTCGATTTAGGAATCAATGGAATTTCCTTGTTCGCACCGCGATCAAGGACGTCGTTCATGGTCTTCCTCAGGCACACGAGACAGATAAGGAGGTCTCCCTCTACTGTATGAAAGCCCGTTTGGGGGCATTGGACGACCCCCAGCCACCCAAGCCACAGTCTCAACTCGCGGTACTTGCCCTGGCTTCGTTATAGAAGGGCAAACACCCTCATTTCTATAGGAAAGTAGGTGAGAAAACGATCACTGTCTACGAGCAGAAAGCCGAGCTAGTTACACAGCATTTATAGGAGCTCGAACCTTGTCTTTCTCAATTTACCGACGATACTACATTTTCCGGAAAGAAAAAAGAGCCATCAGCTCCAAAACTTCCTCGCTACTCCGAAGTCCCTGATTAGACATTCGGTCTTGTTCCTCTCGGGTCTTCTCTCGTCGATGCGACCGAGGAACCCCTGTAGCAGGATAAGGAGAAAGAAACTCCTCGTCCAGAAGAACCAGTCTAACCAGGATCTCCCCACGGAATATCGGATTCGGTTACGCCAGGCTTCTTCCTTACTGAGACACTCGAGAAGCCCCAATAGGAGTAGAGAGCAAACTCAGCCATCAAATAGTCCAAGTTCACTAAATCGGATCGCCGTCAAGCGTCCGCCCTTTGGAAGCGAATAGCCTCTCCTTCCTCTATATTGATGACCACGGAAGAAGATAAAGAAGACGAAGTTCCATCTCCACCAGGAACGCCCCATGTTACGGTTGTTCGTGAAATTGATGAGGAGACTGAAGAGGAAATCAAAGATGAAAAAAACGAGGATCAGGGAAAGAAAGAAAATGAAGATTCAGCTCCGCTTGGATCATCCCTCGTCGAGGGTTTCATAGAACCTGAAGATGAAGACAAGGAAGAATAATCACACCCGCTGGCTTCAGGCTCCCCTCTCTCCCTGATCATCGAGAGTCCCCTCGAGGAGGAGGAGGAAAAGGAAGAATCCGAGGTTCATGTATCCGCCCCCAGCCCACACCATATGGTCGTATCAGACCACGAAATAGCCGACGACCCACCAAACCCCCCTTCTCCGCTCATCAGGGCACCTCGTCGTCGCGTTGATATGACATATGTGCCAAGAAGGTACACGGCATACGTGCCCCTTCTTGCCCCGGGCATCTTTCCTTGCTGCGACTCAACAGCTTTTCACCTTTCCGGAAAGAAAAAGGGAAAGAAAAAGGAAAAGAAGACGACGACAGCCCGTGGTACCGTCCGTTTTTCATTCGAAGATGAGGAGGAGGTTAAGTACTCAGACTGGATCAAGAACGTCCATGCCCCTGCTGTAAGTGAGATGTCAATGGCCTGGATTGTGGCCACTGTTAGCCCAAAGAACCCGTCCTCCAACAACATTCCCATCAAAGAAATGAAGAGAGGAGCCTTCACTATTCCTAAGGCGGCTTTCAGGAATGGTAGTCTCTCCACCGGCACAATGAAAATCAATCCACGAGGTAAACTTACTGCCCTCGGCATGGAGCTTTTCGCTCAGTATGGATTGGATCTTCACTTCGATGACAACAAGCTCGCTTCCCACACTCACGGCGGTCATCCTCATTTTAGGAATCTGATTAATGCCATGATTGCTTAAAACCTCTCGATCATGTTCGCCCAGATATATCGCACAGGACGCGATCGTCCCGTAACCATCTACAACCTCGGTGCCAAATTTGGTTCTGATAAGACAAAGTTTGACACTATGTTGTAGATAGATGTTTCGAGTGTCTATCCCTACTGCAAAGGTGCTGACGAAAAGTCAAAAGAGGTCACTGAGGAGTACCGTAGACGCTGGGACGACGACGTCCTCAGGGTCAGAGCCCAAGCAAATTACGGAACTATGACTAGCTATGAGAAGACTCAAGAATTTTGTAGAATACACCTTGAGTTCGGGCACTGCAATTTTGAAGCAGTTAATTTTCTTAAGCGCATGCCACGCACACGAATCATACACGTGAGGCCCCGAGGGTAAGGATACGACAACGCTTATCACGCCTAGAATCGTCGGGCTTTCGATACCGATTCTTGGGAACCAGGTCACGCAGATCACTGCCTCATTACCGGAAAAATCGAAGAGCACGAGGAAGTATTCCCCAACGAAGACGTGTTTTATTTCATGAACGACGTCCACTATTACTTGGCAGATTGGCAACCCAAAAACAGGAAGGAAAATGATTAGTACTTCGTTTCTGGACTGAATTTCTATCCAGTACCCGGATCGTACAAACTCAATTTTAATGAAGGTTGGGTTCGCATCACGGGGGACGCTCAGGTTATAATGAAGACACGTGGAACGAATCATCAGTATACTCACCCTTTGGTAACTTTGGAAAGTCCCAACCAGTCAGTCAATATGGGCTGGGTGAGCGTCGTTAGTTCTTATGGCTCAGTAACTGATTTCAGGCTGTACAAACATAATCCAACTGGTTTCGACACCGATAGGTCTATTCAGACTCTTTATGTTCGCAACTCAATTGCTAAATATAAGGAAAAACGTTCGATCGAAGAGATCGAGGCTGATCTTTTCCCCGCATGGACCGAAGAGGATTGTCGTAGTTACGTTGAGTGTCTCAGAAGGCAGTTGGAATGCCCAGACATCCAGAATGACCATAAGATAGAGGTTATCAGCCGACTCCTCCCAACTAATTACACCACAACCAACTATAGTTAAGGGAAGAGGTATGAAATCGGCTGGATCGACGGGATTGCAAACGTCCTGGCTGGACCTAAAGCCCAGGAGGAGGTGGTTAAATACGTCCATCCTCAAGAGACTGATCTCGAGTTTTCTCGCGCAGAATACATCGCCAGACTTATAGAGAGATAAACTCATTACCTCAATACGCGTGGTGTTGCCGATTTTACTCGTTATATTGTTGCCGTAAAGCCGAAGGTGGAGATCGTCAAATTTAAGCCAGTCCGTAGACCGATATTCGTCGACGAATTGGCTTACGTCACTGCCATTGTTCACGACGAAGTCCCAGATAGGGTCAAAATCACCTACTAGAGGGGTATTAATTCCGATTTTATGTTTGGACGTAAGAGCGGTATTTAGTCGTAAGAGAAGGCAGATGCTTCCACTTAACAGAATTAAGACATTCGGTCTGGAAGAGGTAATCATGATGGCTGTGCCAATATCGCCGGCGAACCTAGGCCTATCGTTGCCCCAAAATTGCAGGGGTAAGGTAAAATCCGCCCACTTCCTCCCCATGTCTAGGACTGTATCTAGCAAGCCGATCGGGAAGTAGAGGCCCAAACTAACTGCTAGCACACTTCGGTGCAACGTGGCTCTTGCCTCCTAGCTTAGTTATGCAAGGGCAGAGCTAGTGAAGACCACAGGGCTATATGGAACGTCTACAAGGAGGCTTCCCGGAAGATTAAGGACCCCAAGGTGAAGATTAACCGTAAAATCGACAATAGTCAGTCAATCCCCGCTTCAGAATACTATCTCGTCTAAGCTTTTGACCCATGCTAACTGATGAGTTTTAATAGCAACGTGGTCGCAGACGGGGCTGTATATGAAGGTTAGATGGGTGCCGCGGTGAAATGGGCTTTGAGCGATCAGGAACCCGCTTCCATATACAAGAACCGTAAGGTTCCCATTTCATAGATGAACAGGAGGAAGCAGGTTGCGATTTCCGGTAGTGAAGTTTTGAATAGAGCTACCGGATCTCGCATCCGGTGTTTTGAATACAGCAGCAAAGCGGTTTTCAATCTGATGCGCGCCCTTCAAAGACACCTGTCAGCAAAGTAATATGTCGACACAACCCACCTTGAAGCGTTCAAGATTATGGCAAATTAGTGCTTGCAGTTATTTACCTCCAATATGATGGCTGACAAGGACTTCCCGTAGCACTTGGCTTTTGATTATCCCTCGAAATAGCTTTAGTGGTCGGATGAGAAGAAGAGCAAATATGAATGTCACATTTTCGGCGCCTTTTTCATTGCTTCAATGAAGGACTATCTAGGTAGTTTTAAGGCTATGGTCAAGAGTGGGGAAGTTAACACCATCGATGAGGATAAAATTGAGTTCGTCGATGGTTTGATTCAAAACCAGAAGTCGCGCCCCAGACTCATCATGGTCCCCGCGTGGATCGGGTGTGGCATAATGTAGGCTATTCAGACATACGTCTTTCCTAAACTTAGGGAACATTTCCCGGGGTTCATACACGCCATGAACGGTCAAGATATAGTCAATTATGTTAAACCTCACATCGGTCACGATTGGCTTGCCATCTCTCTGGACGGTTCTGCTTTCGATTCGTCGCAGTTCCGTGTGTTGATGGAGGCCGTCGATGACAAGTTTTGGATGATGATGAAGCCGTACCTCCGCGACGTTCTGCAGCACAATTGGGACAGTTTTGCCCTTCCCCCGCTCGTACCTGTTGAAGATATTTTGGAGAACCTGATGCGTTCTCTAATGAACAATCAGAATTTCGTATTTGTTCACGCGCCAGGAGTATATTCGCCCGCGTGGCCCAAAGAGGTCAGAAAACGGTTCTACCGTGATATCGACGAGAGTATTGGCTGGAAAGACAAGGACCCCGAGGAAGATTGGTTTTTCCTACAGCTCGACGGCACCACTTTCAGTGGTCATTCCACAAAAACCACTCTTGGCAACACGATCAGAACTCTGCTCTATGCTTGGTATTATCAAATTTGCGCAGGTCTTCAAACTCCATGGGAGAATAAATCTGTCTTCACTATTGCGTCAGGCGACGACTGCGTAATATTCGTGGCACCTCATCTTGCGGATGTCTTGATGACTACCATCAAGAGTTTGACCACCAGGAACACTGAACCCTAGTCTGTCGGGTTAGGTTAGTGTGTCAAGGAGATTTCAATTGGAGTCTTCTGGGACATTAATTTTTGTTCCAAGTGGTCATTCTGCACAGACGGCACAGTGGACAGCTGGATGATGTGTCGCGATGTCAGCAAGGTTTTGACCCAAAAGCAGATGTTCACGGGCCGAAATCAGCATATACTCGGTAACCCCGCCTTGCACAGGCTCGCCATCTTAACGGGCTTCAGGACGGAGAAACTCTCCAAGGTAGTAGAGGATATGCTGTAGATCCAGCTGGAAAAGTTAGAGACTCTTAATCTTTCTTAGGAGGAGCTCGACTAAGTCATCGGTTAGACCAAGATGGTCCGTTTCGCTTAAGACCCCTCAGATTACCTTCTAGAGCCTTTCATCAATGAACGTCTTGGATTGAGCGTTAAAGACGTGCTTCGCCTGCTTTAGGAGGATAAGCTCTATGCCGGCAGAAGTCACGTTCCAGCTCAATCTTCCGATCCGGGTGTTGCGACCCAGACAGTTCCGTTGTATATTAAGAACACACATGTCCGATAAGGAACACAAAGGCAAGTCTACCCGCGTTTAGCATAGGAGACAAAATGTCAACCAGCGAGTGCACCGTATGGCAGGAAACGGCCGTACAAGTGCCAAGGAAGCCCGCAACGGGCTAAAACTCTTGCATAAGCTCGAGCGGAAGGCCGACAGAGGCGTCCAGCGCAGAGACCCGATTAGCCGTCCGGTCTTCACGAAGGGAAATCTTCAGCAGGCGAAAGACGTCAAGCATGTCATGTCTGCATGGGACCAGCAGCTCATCGCAAAACAGCATCCCGGATAGCTCAAGGCCAATTACGTCGCAGGAATGAACGTCACCAACCTTCCGACATCGGAATTTAGCGTCAGTCGTTCCTTCGGTACCAGCAACGTCTACGGCGTGGCCGATATCAAGACGTTTGGCTCCGCCCCATACACACTTCTCATGTGGTGTAGCAGCACCACCGCCTTTGGCGGCGATAACAAAGACGGCAACATTTCGAGTGCCGATAGGCTAGGCGGATTGGTCATCAAATAGGTGAACGCCGCCGATCTCGACACACCATGGATCAGTAGGCAAGCTTTCTAGGAAACCTTGTCTGCTTACACTGCTCTTGAAGTTTACGGCTCAGACATGACCGGTTTT